ACCAGTTTATACGGTATTTGCTTTTCTGTCAAGCACTGTTGTATTTCTACCAACCACTGCTTTGCTATTATAGCACCTGCTGACTGCAAAAGCGTATTAAGTGCTGAATGAGCTGACCTAACTTGTAGTTTATAACCAGCAAGACCTGTTAATGGTCCTTTAGCCGCCAGTCTTTCAACCTTACTTTTAAGCTCAGCATAGGCCGGAACTGCTTTGTTAAACCGACTGATAATGCCTTGCCCTTCCTTAGCAGTAGCTCCCACCACTGTTCCGATCTTAGTAGGAGAAGCCCCATACAGCATAGCATAAAGCACCGTCTTTGCTGTATCCCTAGACGCTACACCGAAGGCTTGTTGGTTCCTTGTGTGTACATCTCCGTTAACTGTCTCATTTATGTAATCCTCATCATTAAGGTAGTGAGCAAAACAACGCAACTCAATACCAGAAAGATCGACACCAACAAGCACGTTACCTGTTTCCACTGTCCAACAAGAACGGAACTCCTTTCCAAGCTCTGCCCGTACAGCAGGAACTTGAGCCATATTAGGGCTGTAATGAGTAGCCCTTCCAGTGATAGCACCCATACCAACAACTCTTCCATGTACTCTCCCGTCATCCCCTAGTTTATCAAGCCACGAGTCTAGCTGAGCAGCCCTCTTCTGCAAGGTTAAGTACCTGGCAATCGGCTTAGCTTCAGGGATGTCGATAGACTGTAACACCGTCTCATCCACAATCACCTGCCCCTTCTCCGTAAACTCCTTAGGCACCCAACCCTTAGACTGTAGCCGCTTAGCAATCTGCTGTCGTGAACCAATCATAAAGACTTCAACATTGTCCTTTAACCGCTTACCTGTCTTTGCTGAGATTCTTTCAGTCACGATAGGCGGGAAGATCTCTTGCAACTCTTCCTCGATCCTCGCCATTTCTGTCTTAATCTCACACAAGAGCACCTGAGCATATGGTACATCTAGCTTAAAACCATTACGTTGCATCTCAGACAAGATACGCTCTACCGAGTACTCCAATTGAATTGCTTGCTCAGTGATACCTAGCTTTGTATTTTCCTCTAGGAGTTTATTGTAGACCTTTGATGTTAAGTCAACATCCCGCTCACAATAGACAATCATTGCATCCGTCAAGCCGCCATCATAATCAGAGAAATCAATCTTAGGATAACCTAGTAGCAGTCCCCAAGACTCTAGCGAATGTCCTGCTTCTCGGCTAGGATTGTACAGTCTGGATAGTAGCAGAGTGTCCTGCATCTGCTCATCCCTGATCCGTACATCCCATACTTTTCTGAGCACGTAAGAATCAAACGAGATCAAGTTATGTCCTAGAACAACATCAGCATCTAACAGGTACTTTTCTAGCCCTTCTGGATTAGCCCATACCTTCATCTCCTTTGTTTCTCTATGTAGCGTCACACAACACCAGATTGTATCATGTTTAAGGTTTGTCTCAATATCCAAAACAACTGTCTTTGTCATCCTACTTCCTAATTTTGGAGAGCACAGTCCGGTTAAACTCTTGCAACTTGGGGTATCCCGATAAAGCCCCTTGATCGTACAAATTCATCACTTCAATACATTTCATAGCAAATAAGTCTGTTGGGTCTAGTGTACTGTCTGTTTCCCCGCTCTCTAAGCACTCAGGGCGAGGTAGCTTACAGAACATCCTTACTAAACGATCTACTTCGGCTCCAAACGCATCAGCTACCCAAGTACTTTCCCACGGTAAAGGAGTTTGTGCATACTTTGCTGTGCCAAAAACTGAGTGTAACCCGCCGGCTAGGCAGATCTCATGTGATATTTTCAGGCTTTTTAGTGCATGAAATGTCCTCATCAAGTGATCTTTTAATGTCCCATCTTTGTGCTTATACTTATCTGCTCCAACATCTAGCAAGAACTGTCCAAGTTTTGACTCATCTTGGTGCATAGGCTTTGGGTTGACCGATGCCTTGAACATCAAAGTGGTTCTTACTTGGGGACAAATCCTGGATACGGCACGAGCACAGTGTGGGACATCGCCAGGAAATACAACCAACCGAGCATAACTAGGTAACACAGCATCAATAATCCCAGTAATCTCTTTATTATAGAACGTAGTCTCTCCGCCCCAGTTTGCATCCCATTCCTTATTCATGTAAATGATTGCTGTATAATCTTCAGCCCGTTCTGTATCCGTATGGATATAGCCCTCAGTGCCGAAAGTATGGCGATTACTGTAACAGCGAGTCAGTATCGCTTTATCAAGGAAAATCTCAGTATTGATCTTATCCCAAGCCGGTACAAATGGCTCAGGTAGCTTATTACGAACATCCACCGAGTTAGTGATAGCAGTCTTGGTGATGTCAATATTCCAATGCCCATAGGGATACTTGTGGTTAGACTTCCAACCATAGCTCCACGGTGCTGCCTGAAGATATTGCTCAATCGGTGCCATTTGTTCCGGCGTTAAGAAGTTATCTTTAATCATGTTAGTGTGGATACTCCGTAGCTTTAACCTTCCTCAGTTCCTCAATATGTCCTTCAATCTTTGCGTTAATAACGTCTCTCTTGTACTGCCGCAAATCGTTAAGCTCACGGCTAAGCCGTTCTAGCTCTAGTGCCTGATCGTGAATCACTGACTGCATATCCCGAATCATATACGCTGCTGAAGCTGAGTAAGAACCATCACATTCATCAATGAGTCTATCTGCTAACTGTGTAGCCGCTATCTGGTTAAATGTACTTTTCATTTCGTCACCTCATCTAGATCAGCAATAGTGGACCAACCCTGCTCAAGCCAAAACTCAGCCGTATTGAGTATTTTGTATCCAAGCTCATTCATAATCTCTCCTGTATCTCTAACATCCTACCGGTTTCTTTATTATACAGCAAACTAGCACAGTGTGGACTAGTCAACCCTGAAAATCTATTCTTTAAGATACTCACTCGTGTTGTATTTCGTTCAATCATGTCCTCATGCTGAGCATTTCTCACTAAACCTATCACAATATCACTCAACTGAGCAATAGAACCTGAACCCCTGAGCTGCGAAAGACTGGTTGCTGCCCCTTCCTCATGCCCTTTTGTCTCTGGTCTTTTTAGATGAGATACCGCTACGACTGAAACACCTGTTTCTTGCACCAGCATCCTGAGCTTTGTCATTAACTCATCAATTGACTTACGCTCATCCCCATTCCCTTGAGCAGACACAACCATAGAGATATGATCTAGGAATACATAACGACAATCTGCTGCCTTAGCAAAATACCGGATTCTGTTAATCACATTATCAATATCAGTAGACCCGAAGTTATCCCAAAAAAACAACCTATCTGACCCCAGAGTATTGTCAAAAGCATGGCGAAGATCCTCTTGCGTCACAATAGTATCAGGTAAATGCAAGGGTTTATTCAGGAACAACGACATTACACTCAAAGCAGTCTTTCTTACCGACTCCTCCATAAACATCAGCCCGATATTGTCTTTCGTGGTTTTGAGCAAATGCCACAAGATCTCCCGTAGAAACTGACTCTTACCTAGACCAGAACCAGCACACACCGTAATCAGCTCACCGCCCCTGATGCCATAGGTCAACTCGTTCACCCCAGGCCACGGATACAATGCCGAGGATTTCTCCACAGGCTTATTCACCTCATCCCATAGCGTAGCCCCTGCCACAATACCATCAGGTGTCCACTGCTCTGCTGCCCACCACTGTTTCACATACTCTGAACCCCTCCCTGCTGTCAGGTAATCACAAGCATCCTTCATGCCTGATACGTGCTTAACAATCTTGCACTTGCTACCGAGGACTTCAGCTACTTCGGCTGCTGCCTTGCGTCCTGGTTCGTCCTCATCAAAGCTAATGTAGATATGCTCAAAGGTGGATAACCATTCATACGAGTTTTTAACGTCTTTAACAGCACTCTGAGCACCGTTTCTGATGGATACATGGGGATACTTACTCCCTGACATCTGATAACCTGCTAAGGCATCTAGCTCTCCTTCGTGGATGGTGACTGTTTTACCGCCCATTGGGAACAACTGCTGCCCAAACAGGGTTGTGTCTTTCCAGTCTCCCTTGATAGCAAAGGTCTTACTCTCAACTGAGCGTACCTTACTGGCAATAATAGCCCCATCAACACCAGCATAGGGATAAGTATGGCTCGTATCGTCTACGGATACCCCGTAGGTCTGACAAGTATCTCGTGTGATGTTTCTGGACGGTATAGCCTTGATCTCTCCTTTGGTTTGTCCCATTGGGGCGGTAACAGGCTCAGGTTCAGCCGTGTCTCCCTCTCCAGCGGTATACGTTAAACAGGCATAGCAATACGTATGTCCATCGCTAAACAGTGAATTAGCATCACTGCTGCCACACTTTTCACAACCGATATGCTTAACAAAAACAGAAGCACTTTTCATAAATAGACGCCTAAAAAAATAGACAAAATAATAGTTGACAAAACAAATAACATCTGATACCCTAAATCTTATAAGACTTTAAAGCCGGTAACAGGCTATTAAGGATATTAAGACTTTAACGGAAGTACTCTTTAAAGGGATAATAGAAGTTATCATTTTACTTATCTTATAAGTCAGTAACAGGCTGTCGAGCCTATATAGTATCTAAGTCATCAACATCAGGTACATCAAGATCATCTTCACCTCTCAGATCTGGCCTGTCTAAGCAAGTCACCTGATCCTTTATTGTCCTGAAACAGTTATTACATAAATCATAATAAGAATAATTCTCAACTGACTTTCTGGTGGCTTCGTAGTCAGTTAACGATATATCACAAGCAGAACACCGCATAGCACACTCCACAATAGCGTTTAAACTGCTTTAGAAGTCCTGTGAGCCGACTTCTTCCTGATTTAGTGCTGGGGTATGTCTTTCCTTAAATAAAGGGAACAGCGGCTCATCTGGAGAGAGTGCAGTATTTAGCGTATTCTGAGTTTCATAATACTCAAATGCTGCTTCAACGATCTTTCTGAGAATACCTAAGTTACTTTCACCTATTTCTCCCTCGTACCACTGAGGCAATAAACCGCTATTCTCTAAAATCTTAATCAGTTCCTGGTCATTCATGTGTTTTTCTCCTTGAGTTTGGCTTCGATTGCATAAGAAAATGCAACATGGTAAGGCACCTTGCCAAAGCATTCTTGCTGTATTTGCTCACGCTCTGTAATCGTCAACCCTACCCATTCTTTGCTCATCGAATTGACCACACGATCAACGCTTGAGTGCATTTGCTTTGCCATACCTTCAATAACTGCGTCCTCATAGAATCGCTCAAGTCTTTCTTCAAGCAACGGATTTATATCGGCATCAACAGGGTGTTTGCCGCAAGCCAGTATTAACCTGTTGATCAAGTTGTGTTTTTGTTCAAGGTCTTTAAACGGCATTGTTCTTCTCCTTGAGCTTGGCTTCTGTTTCAATTATTAAACTAGAAAGCATACGACCTTGATGATAAATTAGTGTTTCAATATCTGTGTCTGTCAAACCTTCCCACGACTTGCGTGGTGGTGCTGTGTATAAGGGAATAGGCCAAGCTGTTTCTTGTACTTTTTTGCGTATACTTTTTTCATCCAATACTGGATAGGTAAAATCAACAGCTACATCACCGGTATCCTCTCCGCTCCACATCACCACAGGCTCTTGCTCAGGCTCATAATCTAGCCCTAGTTCACGAGCGTTATCGGCCTTCTTGTCTAAGGCTGTTTGCGTGGCTAACTCTGATTCAAGTGCTATGTGTGACTCAGGCGTATCAAAAGCGCCTTTAGGCAATCCAAAAGATGCGCTAACAACTTTGCCCTCACCTGCATAGTTACCCATGACATAAATAGGCTCAG